ACCACTGTAACTGCTAAGTCACGCGCACTGAAGGCAGAGTATACTGTCGAACTCGCGCAAGACCTCAAGGCAGTTCACGGTCTTGACGCCGAGTCAGAGTTGTCAAACATTCTGTCTCAGGAAATCCTCGCTGAAATCAACCGCGAAGTGATCCGTACAATCTACAAAGTCGCTAAGACGGGTGCTGCTTCTACTGCAACGCCTGGTACTTTTGACCTTGACGTAGATTCAAATGGTCGCTGGTCTGTTGAAAGATTCAAGGGTCTGTTGTTCAACATCGAAAGAGACGCGAACGTAATCGCGCAAGACACTCGTCGCGGTAAGGGTAACTTCATCATCTGTTCTTCAGATGTTGCTTCTGCCCTGTCAATGGCTGGTGTACTTGATTACACTCCTGCTCTTTCTACTAACCTAAACGTTGATGACACTGGTAATACTTTCGCTGGTGTACTTAATGGTCGTTACAAGGTTTACGTTGATCCTTATTCTGCAAACACTGGTGCTGCTAGTCAGTTCTACGTTGCTGGTTACAAGGGTACTTCACCTTATGACGCAGGTCTGTTCTACTGCCCATATGTACCTCTGCAAATGGTACGCGCAATTGACCCTGACACCTTCCAACCAAAAATTGGTTTCAAGACTCGTTACGGTATGATTGCTAACCCTTACGTTGTTGATGGTTCTGGTAACACTGACGGTGATACTTTCACTGCTGATCGTAACCAGTACTACCGCGCTGTTAAGGTTTCAAACTTGATGTAATAAAAAGAATCCCTAAAGGGACGATTTTAAGGGACTCTACGGAGTCCCTTTTTTTTGGCTTAAACTTCACAAAACCTTAACATAAAACTCCAAGGCCTCAAAATAAATATTATGGATGCAATGTTGCATCGCAACAAGAGTATTTCTCATGGCACTAGAGAAGAGAGAGAAGTGGGGGCTGGTTATCAGTTTCACGATCATTGCTGTGGTAGCAACGATATTTCCTATGCTAGTTATGTCTGCACCATCTGAACATAATTATAAAGCAAAGCAGGATGATTGGGAATACACTTATCGACATCGGGAAGGTGCTTGGCACGTTGAGATCGGTAATAAGATTGGACCAATCGAAGTGATGTATCGGTATGCAGACTTGAGAGATACGAGGGAAAATCGTATCAAGTTTACTGGTGAGTTCTTTTCCTATAAGGACTTGACAGTAGAAGGTAGGATGGAGTTTCGGTCATTTGACAAGAAAGAAGATCACTGGCGGTATCGGTTTATCTTTGAGTACACTCCCCATCTGTACGGTAATTGGTATTTGTATGCTAAACTCCAACCACGTTGGGCGTTTAAGGATGCGGGCACCAAGTTTGATTCAAGAGACCAGTTAGGTATTACATACAAACAGGGTAACTGGAAGATCACACCTTTCATTGAACGAAAGGGTACTGAGGGGTGGGACCAAAAAATGACGGTACTTGGTACACATTTTGAGATCAAACTATGATTTAACATAAATATTATATGCTCGATAAGGGCTATAATAAAGGAGAAGTAAATGGAAATGCAAGTACCCGTAATTGGTAAGGTTCACCTACCCTCACTCGGAATGGGAGCCGGAATTGTTATTCTGTTGATGATCCTGATGTAACTTTATTATTTTGAATGAAAGGGGGGTGTTCATACACCCTCTTTTTTTTGGCTTAGAATCCTTATAAATAGTGCCATACATAGGAGACTATAATGGCTTACACTCCCACACTGTCGCCCAATACGGGGTTGTACAATGCACATGCTAACGGTGATCTAGATTATCTGAGACCCACTGGGTTTAAGTTTCAGATTCACAACATTCCGCACGTTGCATTTTTCTGTCAGGGTGCAAACATTCCAGACATTAGTATGGGGTTCCCTACTCAAGCTACCCCGTTGCAGGATATCGCATATCCAGGCGATAAGTTGACCTTTGGTGATCTGAATATTAGATTCCTTATCCAAGAGGATATGTCAAACTACAAAGAACTTTACGATTGGTTGGTCGGTCTTGGAGCACCAGAAGGTACGCAACAATACAAAGATTATGTTGCAAGTCAGGAGTGGAGAACGGGTCTGTCAAACAGGAAAGACAAGAGAGAGGCTCTCGCTCAGGTAAGTGATGCGAGTCTCTTTGTTCTTGACTCAAATGACAATCCAAACATTGAAATTATTTTTAGAGGCGCATTTCCAATTGCATTGTCTGGACTAGAATTCGATCAATCATCTGGTGATTCACCATACTTCACTGGATCGGCGTCATTTAAATATAGGATATATAATATTAGAAACGTGACCTAAAGGTATATTATGGCAACATTGAATGAACTTCAGACCCAATGGGCTGAAGACTGTAAACTTGATGAATTGGATTTGGGTGGGGAGTCAACAAGAACTCCTGTACTACACTCAAAGTATGTAACAATTTTATCTAACACAAAACTTCAACTCCGAAAAGCAATTGCTGATCTCAAGAGACTTGAGAGAGTTAAAGCAGAATACTTCCGTGGAGAACTTTCAAAAGAAGAACTTGATAATCTGGGGTGGGAACCTTGGAGAAAGAACTCTGTGTTGCGAACAGACATGAGAGAACATCTAGATAGTGATGCGGATGTCATTCGTCAACAGGATAAAGTATACTACTTGGAGACTACCGTAGATTTCGTGGACCGAGTACTCCGCAGTTTGAATGGCCGAGGTTGGGACATCAAGACTGCGGTCGAGTGGACGAAGATGCAATCCGGGCTTATATGATTTGGGTAAAACAAAAAGATAACGTTCACGTTTACGTCGAGGCAGACGATGGCATAAGGAGAGAAATATCAGATTTCTTTACCTTTGAAGTGCCTGGCGCCAAGTTTATGCCGTCCTATAGAAACAAGTATTGGGATGGCAAGATACGACTATACAACGTCAACAAGGCTGAACTCTATATTGGTTTGGTCCCGTATCTAATTAAGTTTGCAAAACAATTAGAGTATGAGATTCAGATTGATCTTGAACCATTCGGTGAAAAGATTTCCAAAGAAGAGATATCAGAGTTTTGTGGTGTCTTGAATCTTCACAGCCAAAAGAAAAAAATCGAAGCAAGAGATTATCAACAAGACGCAATCCATGAGGCGATAAACTCTGGTAGGACTCTGTTGTTATCACCGACTGCATCTGGTAAGTCACTTATCATTTACTCACTGATTAGATACCACCAAGCTCTGGGTCGCAAACAGTTGATCGTAGTACCCACCACCTCACTGGTAGAACAGATGTACGGTGACTTCCGAGACTACTCAAGTAATAACGGGTTCAAAGTGGCAAAACACTGTCACAGAATTTATGGTGGGAAAGAGAAATCCAACAATGCTGATGTAGTGATATCTACATGGCAGTCTATCTACAAGTTTCCCCAAGAGTGGTTCAGTCAGTTTGATGTAGTCTATGGTGACGAAGCTCACTTGTTCAAGGCGAAGTCACTGATGACACTCATGGACAAATGTACTAACGCCCGTTTCAGAATTGGTACTACTGGTACACTAGACGGCACAAAGACACACAAACTTGTCTTGGAAGGTGTGTTTGGTCCGGTGTTTAAAGTGACCACAACCAAAAAATTGATGGACAAAAAAGAACTTGCAGAACTTAAAATTATCTGTATGGTAATAGGGTATGCAGACGAACAAAGAAAACTTGTATCTAAAATGACCTATCAAGAAGAGATGGACTTCCTAGTATCGAACCCAGAACGCAATGACATTCTGGCGAAGCTGGCGACCTCTCAGAAGGGTAATACGCTGGTCTTGTACCAGTTTGTAGAGAAACACGGTGATGTCCTGTATAAGATGATAAAGGAAATGACTGACAAACCAGTGTACTTTGTTTTCGGTGGCACCGAGACCGAACAGAGAGAAAAGATTCGTGAGTTGACAGAACAATCAAAAGACACTATAATTGTGGCCTCTTATGGCACGTTCTCCACTGGTATAAATATTAGAAACCTACACAATGTAGTGTTCGCCTCGCCAAGTAAGAGTCGAATAAGAAATCTACAGTCTATTGGTAGGGGTCTGAGGAAAGGCGAAGACAAATCTAGTTGTAATTTATTTGATATTGGTGATGATTTATCATGGAAGAACAAAAAGAACTATACTTTGAATCATGTGCTTGAGAGAATTAAATTATATAATGAAGAGAACTTTGAATACAAAGTTATAAGGATAGACTCTAATGGTAAAATGCAAACCTAGTATTATTTGTTTAGAAAATGGTATGCAGCTTATTGCTGGTATCATCTCAGAAAACGAAGTCGATATTGAAACGACTATTCCGCTGGAAGTAACCAGAGTAAAAATTAATTCTACCCACGAAGCTTTATCGTTGAGACCTTGGTTGTCTTTTACAACCGACGAAACCTATAGAATAAAACAAAGTAAAATCATAACCATCTGCGGTTTGGATGAACAGTATACCGAAGGATTCTTCAAGATGACAGAGGGATACATGGAAGACAGACGAGAGGGGTTAGATTTCTTAGACGCTCTGGATGATTTTGACCCGATGATAGATGAAGATGCCACGCTTGATGATCTAATCGATCAAATTAATTCATTGGGTAAACCCAAGGACCAGCTACATTAAGCTTAATTATCCTTAGAACTACAAGTCAATTGTAATCGTTTTTTGACCTGTTGTCAAGGGTTTATTCTATCATTGACATTTACCTGATAGAGTGGTATATTATACATTCTATCCATAAAAGGAATTATATTATGGCAAACAAAAAAGAAAACCGACACTACGTCAACAACAAAGATTTTCTGGCGGCGATGACAGAGTACCGCGAAGAACGTCTTGCTGCAGAAGATGCTGGCGAACCCAAACCGAGGGTGTCAAACTACATCGGTGAGTGTTTCGTTAAGATTGCTAATCACTTGGCTTACAAGTCTAACTTTGTAAACTATACTTTCCGAGAGGAAATGATTCTCGACGGTATTGAAAACTGCATCACCTATATCAATAACTTTGACCCTGCTAAGTCCAAGAATCCCTTTGCATATTTTACTCAGATTACCTACTATGCTTTCTTGCGTAGGATTCAGAAAGAGAAGAAACAGATTGATACCAAGAACAAGTATATCCAGAGTCTTGATCTTCATAGTATGATGGAAGAACTTGGTGGAGACTCTGGTTCTACTGAATTTCTTGAGTACATGAAGAGACAGATTGAAGATGCTGAGAAGTCTAACGAGAAGTTCGCGGAGACTAACAAGAATCAACCAAAACGTAGACCGAAGTACTTCAATGACAAGGAAGCAATGGACTTGGCCAAAGAGAAGATTGATGCACTAAAAGAGTCTTGACATCTGGCCGGACAGTGTGTATAATGGTACATGATACTAGGGGGTATACATTATGAACGCATTTGGACTTCACAAAAACCCTGTCATTGCTGCACGTTTACACAATGACAAACACGTTGTGAAAATGAACATTGAGTATCCGCAAATGATGTCCACGGCACACCGTGTACTTGACGGTTCTCAATACCTTGATAAGACTGCTAACGGTAGAAACATCAAACGTTGGCGCATGGATGATGATTTGGTGGAACAAACCTTATACAAGGCATCCCATATCAATCATCCTACTAATATCTGGGTCCGTGCCACTCAGGAAAACTACATGTGGATGTACACTCTTTGGTCAGAACTTGCCAAAGAATACACCCATCGATATGGCAAACACCATGCTTCGTGGGTCAAACTCCACAAGGTTCTGGAGAAACCGCCAGAGAATATTCCGATGGGACAACTCACAATATTACCGCAAGCAATGCCCGATGACGTAAAACGTGATGACTTTGTTGAGGCATATCAACTGTACTATCGCAAATACAAAGCTCATTTTTCTAAGTGGACTAATCGACCTGTTCCACAATTCATGACTGTTGTATGATTCTATGTAAAGAAGACTCGCTGTACGCGAGCAATCTAATTATTGATTACTTCTCAAACTTTGGAAGAATTGATGATTATTTTCGTGCAAGAAAAATTGAAAGGGTGAAGGCATTACCTCCACCCCTTTTTGGTATGTCTGTTGAAGACGACATGTTTCAAGATTGGGAAACGCCACCCGATGATATGGACTTTGAAGTTGTTCAAATGAACAACGAAATCTTTGACCAGATGTTAGAGATGACCGCTTCTTTCTCCCCCGATGAAGCGCCAGGCAAATCTCTAAAACTGGTGGTCAAAGAGACAAACACAAACAAAGCCGTTGGGTTTATTAAGATGGGTTCTCCTCTCATCAACTCAAAACCCAGAAACGATTATCTAGGTGGCGTTCCCGATCTTGGAATCTTTAACCAACGTGCGATCATGGGGTTCAACATTGTCCCCGTACAACCATTCGGGTTCAACTATCTTGGTGGTAAACTTATGGCCGCAATCTGTTGTTCCCATGAGGTTCGCCGCATGTTGGACAAAAAATATAAAACAGAATTCTGTTTGTTTGAGACCACCTCTCTGTACGGTAACATCAAAGGCGCATCCATGTATGATGGCATGAGACCCTTCCTTAGATATAAGGGTGACACGCAGTCACAGTTTTTGTTGACTATGGGTGAGGACATATACTTTCATCTGCGTGATTGGTTTACTGAAAAGAACGATGGAGAAGAACTGATACACAAAGGTGCGTCTAGTCGCAAACTAAAAATTCAAACCAAGATGGTTGGTATCGTCAAGGCATCCTTGAAACAACATGATGCTGATGAGTACAAAAGATTTACTGACACGATCAAGTCATCTACTGATGTAACAACAAACAAAAGATTTTATATGTCGGAGTATGGATACTCTAATACAAAGGATGTTCTTCTAGGTAAGACCGACACATTACAGAAAGCCGAGAACTTTGACAGGTTTGAATTGCCAGAGGTCATCAAGTGGTGGAAGAAACTTGCAACCAAACGACACAACAATCTGATGTCCGATGGTAGGATTAGAAAAGAGTTGGAAGTGTGGAACCAAAATACAATTGATAAGATAGATATTATACGATGAAAGTTGGATTTACTTGTGGTGCATTTGATTTGTTACATGCTGGACATGTAGTAATGTTGGAAGAATCGGCCAGTCGATGCGATTGGTTGATTGTTGGGTTGCACATTGATCCGAGTGTGGATAGACAGAATAAGAATTCACCAGTGCAGTCCGTATACGAAAGGTTTATCCAGCTTGACGGGTTGAAGTATGTAGATGAAATTATTCCATACTCAACCGAGACTTGCTTGATGGATATTCTTCTCACGAAAAAAATTGATGTGAGATTTGTTGGCGAAGACTACAGAGACAAACGTTTTACTGGTGATGAATTGAATATACCTGTTGCATATACCAATAGGAAACATTCCTTTTCTTCTACTAGTTTGCGAGACCGAGTGAAGTTATCATGAAAATTGCATGTGCCAGATTGCGATCCAATGTGAGATACGAGGGCCCATTACAAACTGTGTTGGACAGTTTCTTGGAGAACTATGTTCGTTGGATGAAAGACAATCCCCAACACGAATACAGAGAGTACAACATTTCGTTTGGCGGCAAACCATCGCGTGACCCAGAAGTGATTGAGTGGGCAGATGTAATTGTGATCCCTAGTGACAGCGAGTTTCGATATCACGGTGAGTTGCAGATGAATCCAAAAGACCTTGCCAAGTCTCAGTCTCACATGGATAAGATCATCCCTCACTTCAAGGGTAAACATGTAATCGTATTGAGATCAGATAGGGGTGACACCGAAGAACTCTACCGCGAACACACATTGAAAGGTGAGATAATCAAGTCTTACACTGAGATTGATGAGATAGATTTCTCTGGCAACATTCATGGTATGAAGTATCATTTCATTAGAGAAAGGTTTGACAATGCCATATCCCAAATGTTTGGTAGGACATACAATCATGACTTTGGATATTGGGGTAGAATGAAAGATGGATGTGATCGCGGCAAAGTATTGAGAAAGATTTACAGAGACCCAGACATCTCTACCATTCTTATTGGTGGGTTTCCCTCTGGCATCAAGAGACAGGCCTCGTGGATCAAGGATTGGAATTTGTTGTATCCCAGACTAGAATCTTGCCGTGCGACATTGTGTTTCAACTGGAAAGACCCTGCTGCAACAACTTCAAGGTATGTAGAGGCACTTGCGATTGGCATGATCCCATTTGTCTACAAGAACTATGATGAGAACAATACATACAACATCGATGATTGGCAAAGAGTCTATGACTTTGAGGACTTTCAAACCAAGATAAATACTTTGAAAAACCCCGCAACCATTGATTCCAAACTAGAACAGTACAGAAATAATTACGAAAAAGTGTTGTTGTCCAAGGATGGATACTACGAGATATTTTCCTACAAAATGAATAAGGTTATTTCATGAAGGTAGCACTGGTAACTGACACGCACTTTGGTGCTAGGTCAGACAGTCTTGCGTTTGATGCGTATTTTAAGAAATTCTACGATGAGTATTTTTTTCCGTACTTACAAGAACACAATATAGATACTATTGTACACTTAGGTGATGCGTTTGATAGAAGAAAGTTTATCAACTACAACACACTAAAGTCTTGCAAGGAGTATTTTTTTGGGCAGGCAGAACGCCTTGGTATGACATTACACATGATTCCAGGCAATCATGACACATATTATAAAAATACCAATGACGTAAACTCACTGGAATTGTTACTGAAGGAATATGACAACATTCATGTCTATCCCGAAGTCACGGAGATAACGTTAGATGAAAGAAAAATTTTATTCGTCCCTTGGATTTGTAACGACAATTATAGCACTACAATGGATGCTGTTAAGTCAACGGATGCCAAAGTATGTTTTGGACACTTTGAGTTTTCTGGGTTCCAAATGTATAAAGGTATTCCAAACCCTCACGGAATGGATACTGATGCCTTTGACCATTTTGATTTGGTATGTAGTGGGCACTTTCATCATCGTAGTTCTCGGGACAACATTACTTATCTTGGCAATCCATATGAGATTACATGGTCTGATTACGATGATGATAGAGGATTTCACCTCTACGACACGGACACTAACGAACTCGACTTTATCAAAAATCCGTACAAGATGTTTCACAAACTCTTCTATAACGATATGGACGGAGACAGCTCTTTTGATCTTTCTGGTCTTGTCGGTTCTTGCGTCAAGCTTATTGTGGTAAAGAAGGAGAACTTCTTAAAGTTTGACAAACTGGTAGACTCCCTGTATACTTGTAACTGTGTAGAATTAAAAATCGTAGAAGACTTCTCAGAGTTTGAGGATGATGCGGTCGGCGATGACGCAGAACTTGCCGTGGATGATACAATGACTCTACTCAGAGACTACATTGGAAACACGGTTACTGACCTTGACAAAAACAAATTGACATCGGTTGTGCAAACTCTCTATGTCGAAGCACAACACATGGAATAATAATGTATGATAATGTTTCAAAAGTTGCGATGGAAGAACTTCCTATCCACAGGCAACACTTTTACTGAAATAGATTTTACTCGCAACCCCACGACACTGATCGTAGGAGAAAACGGCAGTGGTAAGTCCACCGTTTTGGATGCTCTGTGCTTTGGTTTGTTCAACAAACCTTTCCGTAATATCAATAAACCTCAACTTGTAAATTCCATCAACGGAAAACAGATGTTGGTGGAGATTGAGTTTCAAGTTGGTGACAAACAATACAAGGTTGTCCGTGGAATCAAACCAAATGTGTTTGAGATATATTGCAACGATCAATTTTTAGATCAAGATGCTGCACTTAGAGATACCCAGAAGTATCTGGAAGAAAGTATTCTCAAATTGAATTACAAATCATTTACTCAGATTGTTATTTTGGGTAGCGCCTCGTTTACTCCATTCATGCAACTGCCTTCTGCCTCTCGTCGAGAGATCATTGAAGATATTCTTGACATACAAATCTTCACCACCATGAATGTTTTGCTAAAAGAAAAGATGAATGTCTTGAAAGAAGACATCCGCATCATTGAGGGAGAGGTAGAACTTGCCAAACACAAAACCAAGGTTCAAAAAGACTATATTGATACCTTGGAGAAAGATAAAGCCACTCAGATTGACAACATCAAGGAGAGTATAGATGAGACGACGGCAGCAATTGAGAACAACGAACAACAACTCTCGCAACATGAGTCAGAGAAGAGTCTACTTGGCGAACCAGAAAAAAGAAAACGAGAACTTGACAACTACCGAGATAGATTTTCTAACGGAATTCAAAAAGCAGAAAAAGAATTAAAATTCTACGAAGAAAATAGTGACTGCCCCGTATGCAAACAAGAAATCTGCGAAGACTTCAAACACACTATGTCCTCGGAGAAGTCCGGTGAGATTTCCAATTTAGAAAAGTCTCTGAAGGGTCTGGAGAAAGAATATGAGGAGGTCTCTAAGATTCTAGAATCTTGGCAAGAAGTATCTGATAATATATCTGCTGTTCAGTCTGATATCATTGGACAAGAGAGATACAAATCTAAACTAAAAGATATGTTGAACGAGGCCGAGAACAATGTGACCGACATTAGTGATGAGAAATCAAAACTAAAAGAGATGGCAAAGGATGTGGTTGCAAAGAATGATATTAAGGCATCTAAAAATGAAGAACAACACTACAACACTGCGGCCGCCCACCTATTAAAAGACAGTGGTATCAAAACTAGAATCATCAAGCAGTACTTGCCTGCGATCAATAAACTGGTCAATAAATATTTGCAGTCGATGGATTTCTTTGTACACTTTGAGTTAGATGAGAAGTTTAACGAAATAATTAAGTCTCGACATAGAGACAAGTTTAGTTATGCGTCCTTTAGTGAGGGTGAGAAACAACGTATTGACTTGGCACTACTCTTTACTTGGAGAACTATTGCAAAGATGAAGAACAGTGCCAGTACAAATCTGTTGCTTCTGGATGAGGTATTTGATTCCTCACTAGATAACAACGGAACTGACTATGTGATGCAACTACTAAATACAATTGGAGATCAAACAAACGTCTTTGTCATTTCTCACAAAGGTGACCAGTTGTTTGATAAATTTAGAAGTCAAATCAAGTTTGAGAAAAAACAAAATTATTCGGTGATGTCATGAAAGATATGGAACTACTACCACTCAACGATCCCCTGTTAAAAAAGGTGCCAGAAGAATTCGATGATTGGGATAACGTACAGGAGTTTGTCGATGATCTGTGGAAATTTCAGAAGACAATCGGCGGTGTTGGACTCTCCGCCAATCAAGTCGGTCTAGATGCAAAGGTATTCACGATGGGAATCAAAACCCATCGATGGAATATTATCAACCCGAAACTGATCTCAACCAGTGAAGAGATTGTGATGATGGAAGAGGGGTGTTTGAGTGCTCCCGGCCTGATGCTCAAAGTCAAAAGACCGGAGAAGTGTACTCTGACATACATGAATGAGAACAAGGAAGAAGTGATCGAAGAATTTGAAGGTGTCTGGGCTAGGATTGTTCTCCATGAGTATGACCATATGCTCGGTCAAAGTTTCTTGCAACGAGTTGGACCCGTTCAGTTGGATCGTGCCATGACGAAGATTAAAAAACAGACAAAGAGAATGATACAAAGGAGAGAATCAAATGAATAGACTGTTTATCATTTTACTTCTAATTGCCCCAGCTGTACATGCGGAAGACGATGTATACTTTGTGGGTGGTGCTAAACATGTGTCTTCACCTACTACTGGAGAACCAATGGATGATCGTGATGAACTGTCATACGACATGCCTTACGTTGGTATCAAGTACCACAAGAAATCTTGGGGTATGAACTTTCAGTTTAACGTGGGCCACATGATAAACGATGACGATATCAATGGTGACAATCCCAGAACAGAATTTATTATTGAGAAACAAATCAATATAAATAGTCTATTCAAATGAGTAGAATAGATGTCCCATTTACGAGACAACAACGTAGGTTACTTTGAACACCTAAAATTTGCTTGGTGTGTTGCTTTTGTTCTTGTTGTTCATGGGATGTTTCCTAATATCTGGAAAGAAAAGGCGTCACAATTATTGTGTGACAAGGAATAGATGTGGCATATTCAGACAAGGTACTAGACCACTATGAAAATCCCAGAAATGTCGGCAAGCTTGACGAAAATGATGAAAATGTCGGAACTGGCATGGTTGGAGCTCCGGCGTGTGGAGACGTTATGCGGTTGCAAATCCGAGTATCGGATGACGGAATTATTGAAGACGCTAAATTCAAAACTTACGGATGCGGCAGTGCAATTGCTTCTTCATCATTACTCACAGAATGGGTTAGAGGAAAGTCCCTTGACCAAGCAAGAGAAATCCGCAATACAGAAATTGCTCAAGAACTATCACTCCCGCCTGTAAAGATTCATTGTTCGGTTCTTGCTGAAGACGCAATCAAAGCAGCTGTCGATAACTACCGAAACAAAAAAGAACAATAACGTGGAAGTGCAAATATCTAAATCAGCTGCTGATTGGATTGCAAAACAGTTGCACGAGCGTGGTCGTGGATTGGGTGTGAGAGTGGGTGTTGCTCCAAGTGGATGCACTGGATTTAAGTACGTCATTGAGTATGCCGACCACCAATCCATAGAAGATGTTGTAGTCGAAGAACACGGCGTAACAGTTTTCATTGATCCAAAAAGTTTATTGTACCTCTCTGGGTCTTTGATAGATTTTAAGAGAGAGGGTATCAACAGCGGCATAGAAATTTCCAATCCAAAGGCAACCGCACACTGTGGTTGTGGAGAGAGTTTCGCCATCTAATGTATCTATGCATATGTAATGCCGTTAAAGAGGGAGACGCAGCTAGGTATCATTTAATTGGTACTAACTGTGGTAAGTGTGTAGAAAATAAAAACTCCAAATGCAAGGAGAATAAACGTGTCAGATGATTTCGATTTTGGTTTTACTGCGGTAGATGATATGCCTACCAGCACAACCACCGCCTCTGAACCAGTACAGGCTACTTTGCCAGAGGGGTCTCTGGATGCGGTCATGGACAAACTAGAACAGTTGGAGTCCCGAATCCTGTCTTCTGATAACAGTGGAATGATAAATGAGCATCGAGCTCTTCTGGAATCTGATGTTGCTAGTAAACTAAAGGATGTGGAGATGTTGATTTTGCCCCTGTTGCAGAATCTCAAAAAGAACCCCGAGAAAGATTACATACATTGGCCCAATAGAAGCGCGATTATCGACAAGCAAATTGAGAGAATCACCGCCGTAACTCGCTATTTTGAGCGGATTTGACCGAAAAAAATTCAAAAAAAATCGTAAGCCATTGATTTGTAAGGGAATCTTTTTTCGCCGGGCCCCTTGACTTCTGCTTAGATAGCTGTCATAATGGGTGTTCATTGAGAGTGAGAGTTCTATGAATATTGGTTCCAAAGACTACCTTGCCAAACTACTGGCCACCGAAGACATTGCAATCGAACACGCTAATGTTCCTACTGCCGCGTTCGATCTGAAGGCTCGCAAAATTATCCTGCCAAACTGGAAGGATATGCCCGACTTTCTTTATGATCTTTTGATCGGTCACGAAGTTGGCCACGGTCTGGTGACCCCGCCCGAAGGTTGGCACGATGCAGTGTGTTCTCAGGGTAAGGGTTTCAAATCATTCCTCAATGTTATCGAAGACGCTCGTAACGAGCGACTAGTCAAACAACGATACCCTGGCCTTGTCAAGTCATTCTACAAGGCTTACCGATATCTGTTTGAAAAAGATTTCTTTGGTGTTGGCGATACCGATGTCAACACTCTGTCATTTATTGACCGCATCAATCTTCACTACAAAATTGGTTCATTCCTCAATGTTCAGTTTTCCGATGCCGAACGCGAAACTCTCGCTCGTATCGATGTCGCTGAAGAGTGGGATGATGTAGTTGATATCGCCACCGACATTTACGATGGTGCCCTTGAAGAGATGGAGCAAGAACAACAAGAAGATCAACCCGCTCCTGCCAATGGCGAAGACGACAGTGAAGAGACTGAAGGTCAAGGTTCTTCAACCGAGTTGTCCGATGACGCTGAAGACACCGATGACCCCACCGAAGGCGAAGGCCAGTCGGGTGAGGCTGATGGCGAAGAGTCT